TTGTTCGAATGTCTGTCTAGGGGGGACCCGGATCATTGGTGGGGGTGGGGCTGGATTCGAAACCCGTTTCGTGACGACTCGGGGATTCTTCCATAAGTATGCTACAGCGGCGATGAGTACGACGAGAGCCACCCACAGTGTTTGAATCTTAGTCTTATTCTTCATATACTATTATTAAAGAAAATCTTTGACATAAAGACATGAAGGTCCTGGCCATAGATATAGGATTCCACAATATGGGTCTCGTCCTCGCTGAGTGTGGGAATGGACCGGTGATAGAAGTTGAGTACATGAAAAAGGTGAGTTTGGAAGACTACAAATACATTTACAGTAATGACTTTGTTGACTTGGTTCCTTTATTTGTAGATGACCACAGAGAGGTGTTCGACAAGGCTGAGCGGATCCTCATAGAGAGACAGCCACCCCAAGGCTTTACGAATATCGAGATTCTACTACACTATATGTTCAAAGATAAGGTTCTACTGATTTCACCCCTGACAATACACGCACACTTCGGGATGGGTCATCTAAACTACGAAGAGAGGAAGGAGCGCGTTCTTGTCAAAATGGGGAAGTATATAGATTTAGATACGATTCCATATGAGAGAAAACATGACATAGCTGATGCGTACTGTATGCTTTTGTATTACAATTTTAAGACGAGTGTTCACTTTTTTGATCGTTTTCGTTTCTCCCGTGGATAGAAGTTTAAAAGTGGTGTTCATTTTTTCGATAGATCCTTGACTTCTTTAATAATTCCATCAAAATGACCTAATCTATATTGAACAAATGACCACAGAGTAAAGAATACAGTCTTTGTCAAGGTATTTATGTCATTTTCTTCCATCTTATAAATTGGACTAACTACACGATGCATAAAAGTTTCTTCTTTTTCTTTCCCGGTAAAATATATTTCAGCCTGGGTGAGGGCACACGTATCGTCATTTATAGACCAATGGTAGAATATAAAAGGAATCAATATCGAATAAAATTCCAACTTTTTTCTATCGTTTGAAAATGGAATTACCAACACACAAATTAAAAAAAATAGATGAATCAAAAAAATTATATTCATCTATTATATAATGACCGAAGAAAAAAAGATTTCTCGTGAAGATATGCGTTTATCATGGACAGACGGTCACGAAAATATCCTCAAACAATGGGGTGAAGCATCCGCGTGTTACAGGTATATGCACCACCGCGCTTTTTTCATTTATAGACGTTCCAGCATACGTTTTACTTTACCGGTTATTATACTGTCTACAATAACAGGGACTGCGAACTTTGCCCAAGGTACATTTCCCGAAAACGTTCAATCATTTGCTCCATCTATAATTGGTGGTTTAAATCTAACTGCAGGTCTTATCGCAACAATATCACAGTTCCTTAAGATTAATGAACTCATGGAAAATCATAGAACGGCTGCATTAGCTTTCGGTATGCTTTCTAGGAATATTCGTCTTATGTTAGCCCTAGACAGGGGAGAGCGTAGCAAAGAGGGTTTAGATTTCGTAGGTGAATGTAAGACTGAATATGATCGTTTGTTAGAGCAATCACCCTCCGTTCCCAAATCTGTGCTGAAACTTTTCGAGGATGAATATCCACTTGACAACGTATTCACTAAACCAGAAATTCTAGATGTTAGATCAATACCACTTTTAACTCTCCCTAGAACCATTGATCCAATTGAAGCTATGACTGCGGGAACACCCCTTGAAAAAATAGGCAAGTTCCTTTCAAAAAAAGATGAACCACCACCCGAAGGGTTCTTTGGACCCTCTTTAGGTGATGATGAAGAGGAGGAAGAATCTATTGAAGGGGAACCTGAAGAAGAGACAGACGTCGAGCAAGGTAGACAAGAATAATTAACATCGTTACATTTACAGTAACACTACAAGCAACATATGGTAAAATTTTTCTTTTTAAAGGTTCTACGATACGTTTATGTAGTGCGTCATTCTGGAGCACCAAATCTATTGCCTCATTAGTAAGTTCATCAATGGATTCCTTCATTAAAATAGTACCACAAAAAAAAGATGAGACTCTCACATCAATTCACACAAAACAAATTGAACTCGTTCGTAGGTATATAAAAGAATGTAAAAATATTTTTATATGTGGATCTTCTGGAGTTGGTAAATCGTATATTTTACGAGAAGCTTTACAAGACACTGTGCATGTGGAACTACAAGCTGAACATTTGAAAAGTAAATCTTACTTTCTATCATTTATAAAGTCTTCGTCCAAACATGTTTACATAGAAGAATATGATTCGGTTTTCAAACCAATTGTTCAGCAAGTTTCCGATGGAACTCCTCTGACCCACGGATCTCTGATAGTTGTATCGACAAACATGTGCATGTATCCAAATTTTGAAACTATTTTTGTACCAAAACATAAACCAGAAGTATTATTAAAACTCTGTGACAGAGTCACCGCCCGCGATGCACGAGCGATCAGTGCAGCTCATAGATGTAATGGAAATATTCGAAACTTTTTTACATATATAGATGGCTACGATGAAATGGATATATTCCAAACACCCAAGGAATTTATAGCTGAAGTATTATGCGATTCCAATCCAATTGAAATACGCGACAGTATAACTGAACATGGACATGTTTGGGATATTTTCCAAGAGAATTATCTAGATTCTTTCGGTGTTGATGTGGTAGAGGCTTCGTTTTCATTTTCGAATGCTGATATAGTGGACAGCTATATTTATAAAAATGGTGATTGGAATCTAATGCCATACTTTGTTATGCATGCTTTGACGTTTCCCAAAAAATGTTTAGGTAAGCCGCTTAATAAAAATTATATTAGACCTGGGAGTTGTTGGACAAAACTTGGAAACTATAAAATGAGAAAACATAAGGCTACTCATATTTCAAATAAAAGTGTGAGTGGTTTAGGAGTTGAAGAATTATGTCTATTGAAGAAATATGCGGAAAATGGGATCATAGAACCCCTACTATCCTATAATATCACCCCACAAGACTTCGATGTTATTAATCATCTTGCTGTTGGAAATAGCTTAAAATCAAAAGACGTAACACGAATAAAGAAGTTATTGAAGAATGCATACGAACGAAGATGATACAGAGACTGAAATCGAAGAATGTGTCCGGGTTGTGGGAAACGAGATTCTATTTTATGGAACCATCGACAGAGATAATGCTATGGATTTCGTTGAGAACTTCAAGAAACTCGAAATAGAACTTCTCAAGAAAAAAGCTGAACTTATCGGATACGAACCAGAAATCCGCGTCCACATCATGAGTGAAGGTGGTGACATATTTTCGGGCTTCAACATGATGAATGTTTTGGAAAGTTCCCGTGTGAAGGTCATCACCATCGCACAGGGGTCGTGCTGTAGTGCGGCAACATTTGTCCTACTTGGTGGCTCCGAGAAACGAATGGGTAAGGATGCCTACATCCTCATTCATCAGATTTCCACTGAATTCTGGGGCAACTTCCAAGAACTCAAACATGAACTCAAGTCATCTGAAAAGTTCATGAAGAGAATTAAAAAGATGTATCTCAGTAAGACTAACATCCCCGAAAAGAAGTTTAAGCGTCTCATGAGGAAGGATCTGTACCTCACCCCAAGTAAGTGTCTCAAATATAAGATTGTTGATTGCGTTGACTAATAGTCACAGAACGATTATATAGACCTAAAATACATAAAACTATAAAAACGATACAAAATGTATTCACATTCATAGGGACAGATGTGAATTCTGGAGGCCTAAGTCGTTCCATTCTACCATAATTTACAACTGGTATTTCAGACATCTAATTAAAGTTGAGAAATTAAATATGACTACAATGGAACGACTTATCAGAAAAGACAAAAACGGTCGCGAGAGATTCACCGACATTCACGTTGAGGACCTGGGAGATGGAACCGCTGACATCGTAAAGAGCACCGGTATGGTTGGAACTGAAAAGGTTGCAGTTTCCAGAACCAACGTCAAGACTGGTTACGAAAAGGCGTGTGCCCGTGCTCAGACCATGTGGAACAATGAGCACATCAAGGGTGTTCAAGTGATGCCCATGTTGGCCAACAAGTGGGAGGAACGCCACAAGTATATCTCCACCCCCTTCTACGTTCAACCCAAATTGGATGGGGTCCGCCTCCTCGTTTCCAAAGACGGTTGCTTTTCCCGAACTGGTAAGCGTGTTGAGGGTCTCGATCATCTCAGTGATGGACTGAGGGAGGGAGAGTTCTTAGATGGAGAATGCTATTCACCCATCATGACGTTTGAGGAAATCACCAGCATGTTCAAGACCAACCCCACCAAGTTGAACTTTTACATTTTCGATTATTTTGATCTCGAACGCCCCGAACTCACCTTTGAGGAGAGGATGGACTGTGTCAGTGTCGAGACCAAACTCCTCAAGAAGAAGTCTGACGTGGAAAAGTGGCACGACCACTTTGTTGAACAGGGCTACGAAGGTATCATGATTAGGGAGGCCTCCAGCACCTACGAAGTTGGGAAGAGGAGCAACTACCTCCTCAAGTTCAAGAAATTTCAGACGGAGGAATACGAAATTGTCGGGGCCAAGACGGGGCATGGGAGGGATGCCGATGCCGTCGTTTGGGTGTGTAAATTGACCAATGGACGAGAGTTTAATGTCAGACCCGAAGGCACAATCAAACAAAGAGAAGAACACTACAGGAATAGGAAGAAGTACATGGGTAAAATGCTCACCGTGAGGTTTCAAAACCTCACTGACCTGGATGTACCGAGATTCCCCGTTGG